AATAACCCCCGCCACAACGGGGACAGGTGCGTAACTGAACAAGGTTATCGGTCATTTTCGTACAGCTCCTTTGACTTGTGATAGGCATTGAGAAGTATCTGCTTGTCAAAGTAAAAGGTATCGTAACCTTCAAGGCAGGTGTTGAGGTAGAAAAGGCTTGGTACAGCGATTTGCCTTTCCTCGTGCATAATGTAGGCGAAGGCGGTAACCGTTCTGCGATTGCCTGTTCTGACGCCCTTGTATTGCACCTTGATATCCTTCTTGTAGTAGAAGGTCGGATATCCCTCATAGCGGTCAAGTGCTTTTTCATCGGTCTTATCGACCTCCCAAATTACCACAGGCACAATGGCGTTTTCTTTTTTCTCAATGGTAAGGTACGAACCCGACTTGCTCCCTTTGAAAAGCAACTCCCAGCCTTTCAGCTTTGCCGTACCGAGAATTTTTGCGTTCGGACATCTCGTTTTCATCTGCCTTACATTCAGGTTACTTCCGTAGGCTATGTATAACCTTTTCATAAAATCAATCCTTTCCGAAGATATGTTCTTCTACCACCTTAAGACCGCCAAAGCGGTCAGTGGGGCATTTAACCTAATCACTTCAAGCAACTCTGCCGTTCCTAAAAGCCGTGTCGCCCGAAAGTCTGCTTGTGAACACATCTCTCGCTGTCTTGAACTCGTCACCGATAAAGCCAAGTCGCAAAAGCCAAGTTCTCATTGCGTATTTTGGATTTTCTGTTTGCTGAGGTTTTGCACTTGCCGACTTAACTTCCTTTGCCATTTGGCTGAGTGCCAAACAAAGCTGAATGTAGCTTTTAAGCTGTCCTGCGTGAAGTCCGTTCTGTTTGCCGTTTGCAGGCCTGTCAAATTGGAAAAGTCTGAATTCAACCGTTCCCTTTGTAAAGGTTGCGTGTAGATTTAACATATGGTATCTACTTCCATTGTAATGGTGACTTCTGCCGTAGTTTTCATCGTGGCTCTTGTACCATACATCGGCAAGTTGTGACATCGTTTCAGGCTTAGTTCTGTTGACCTGTTCCAAAAAGCGTGGATCTACCGTTTTGCAGTATCTTCTTATTCTCACCTCGTCAAGGTTTAAGGCGTCAATCAAAAGCTGTTCGTGGCTTGCCATAATGTTTGCAAGGTTTCTGAGTGTCTTTGCCGTGTGGCCTTTTGCACCGATGTGAATGTGTACTCCGCAACCTCTTGTTGAGTCGCTCTTTGCACCCGCTTTTCTTAATATCCTTACAAGCTCCTGCAAGGTTTCAATGTCTGAATAGTTTAAAATTGGTGTGACCATTTCGCATTTCTCACTGTCAATTCCTGCAATGCTAACATCTTTTTGGAATTTCCACTCTCTGCCTTGCTCGTCCCAAGCCGAGTATGTGCAGTAGCCGTTGCGGTCTGCTGTGTTTTTGTATCGACCTGTTCCGAAAAATTGTGAGGCAAGCTTTGCAGCCTTGCTCCTTGAAATACTGTTCATTTCAATCTCAACACCGATTGTCTGCTTTTTCATTTCCTCAATCTGTCTTGCTGTCTTTGTATTCATAATGTCCTCCGTTGCTTTAGGCTTTTCTTTGCCTTTTGGTGACTGTATATTACCGTCATTACGGAGTAATAGCAATACGATTACTACACAAAGATACACTCGATATATTGTGTATTTATGAGATGAATATTCTATATATAGAAATGACGAGTATGAAAAATCTCACTGACAATCTTATCATCAGTGAGATATGTATTTATTTTTCATTATCACAGATAGTTTTTGCCGTGTGCAGTTTGCGTACTTTGTCAATTCCATAAATTACACTAAGACCGCTTCCGTTATCCCAGTTAACAAGCAGACTGCCTGTATCATCAATACTTTTTACAGTACCTTTTGTACCTAGGGGTGGTGCTTGAAAGTCATCCATGCTTACAAGCTCAACTCTTGTGCCGACAGGATATTCTTTTCTTAATTTTTCAACCGTTTCTTTGTTTGGAAATTTCATAAATATTATCTCCTTGATTTAGTAATATATATATCACTCTGAAAGGGTGAAAAATCAAGATACGAAAATCGAGAACAATTAGGAGATATTTTCTTCTTCTTGTGTAGAATTGACAATGCGTGAAAGTACAAAAACAACACAGGGGAGAGCTACACCGTTGCCCCACATTTTGTATTCAGCAGAATCAGTATGAGGATTTTTAAGCCACTTGATTATCTGCTTGTCAGTTTTAGGCTTTTTGCCGTTGATTTCAGCATATGCGTTAAAAACTTTTCTCCAGAAATCAATTTCTTCATCGGTCGGGTTTTCAGTTTCAAGACCACTGCACCACCAATCTGGAAAGCCTTGAAGTCTTGCACATTCTGTCGGAGTTAATCTTCGTACTATGTAAAAGGGTTCTTCACTTACAGTTGGCGGATCTTTGAAATCTGATGCAACAAGAGTATTTGCTATGTTTTTCTCTGCAATTGTGTGATATGAGTTTTTACTGGTTGAATACGCCAAGTGTGCAACAGCACCCGGACCTCTTGCAACCATTGTGGGTTGTAGTTCGGATTCAACCACAAAATTATATTTTGCGTTTACACCTTGATTGAAAGCTGACCTGTCGATACCGTAAGATACAGCATGTCTGTCCGTGGCATTGAGCGTAAAACTGACATCTTCGTTTACACCGTTTCCCTGTGGCCCATTTTCGTCTTTTCTGCCAATCATTGAACCTTGAATACTTACTACTGCGACTCCGCCTTGATTTGAATCGGGCGAGTTTCCGCCTGTATCAATCGTTCTAGCTGTTGTTGTAGGATAGCAATTATGTCTTGCATTTTTTGTCCCTTCAGAAGTGAATCTGACATCAAAACATTTTGAACTTTCAATTACGAAAGGTTGGTTGTTTCCGCCTGTGCCATATGTAGAAAGAACGGTGGGTGCTTTTTCAATTGGCCCTGTATATCGTGTGTCTTGACTATGATTTTCAAACATCACTGCTCCGGGTACTGTGCCGGCACGAAGTGTAGGGGAGATTTCCTTTTCATAGCCTATACTTCGACTTTTAGCTGAATGTTCTGCACAGAAACCAGCTGAATCAATAACGCAAGGCGGGTGATGTGCCTCAGCACGAAGTGTGCAAGTCACATCTTCGGTAATATCCATTCTGTTACCGCCTTGGTCATTCAAAACTACTCCGTTTCTGCCTGTAGACATTCCGCAGTTTGCACCGATTGTAGAAGATACATTGCCCGTCAGTTTTGCATTGTATCCGTCAAAGCCTGTTGCTCCAATGCAATTCTTAACATCTGTGGTAACTGTTTTCCTCTGGCTGACGCTCTGCGTAAGATTCCCAGACAAGCTTTCTGACTCAAATAGTATTTTGTCGGCACATTCGCCTGCAAAATCTGCGACAAGGTAGATTCTCTTTCTTCGTTGGGGCACTCCCCAGTATTGAGCATCAAGGACTCTCCAACAAACGGAGAATGCATCTCCCATGATTTCCCCTGAGTTAGTCCATTTTCCACTTTTAGGTTTAGAAACAGATAGTCTTTCATCTTTGATTTTGCAGATTTCTTCGAGGACTGTCCTAAAGTCCTCACCTTTGTTTGACGAGAATGCTCCGGGGACATTTTCCCACACAATGAATCTGGGATATTTTCCATTTGTTTTACACCTCATTTTCTTGATTATTCGTATAGCCTCGTAAAAGAGGTTGCTTCTTGTACCGCATAATCCTTCTCGTTTACCCGCAATGCTCATATCCTGACATGGACTTCCAAAGGTGATTATGTCAACTGGCGGAAGTTCTGTTCCGCTTAATTTTGATACATCACCATAATGTTTCATCTTTGGTAGTCTTTTTGTTGTTACACAAATAGGGAAAGGTTCAATTTCCGATGCCCACAAAGGAGTAACACCGCAAATCAAGCCTCCGAGCGGAAACCCGCCACTGCCGTCAAACAGACTGCCGAGGGTCAGCTTTCTATTCATTTTCAACCTCTGCTTTCTTAACGAGTTCAGAGTATGAAACCTTTTTGCCGTTACGGACAACAAATACATTTTCAGAAGTACCAACCTGTTCAATGTAACGCTTTACAATTACATCACAATATTTCTCATCAAGTTCAATGGTATGGCAAATACGATTTGTCTGTTCACAGGCGATAAGGGTACTGCCACTTCCACCGAATGGGTCAAGTACGATACAATTGCTCATACTTGAATTTTTAATTGGATATGCGATGAGGGGGACAGGTTTCATTGTCGGATGGTCACCGTTTTTCTTCGGCTTATCAAACTCCCATATTGTGGTCTGTTTTCTGTCTGAATACCACCGGTGCTTTCCGTTTTTCTTCCAACCAAACAGACAGGGTTCATGCTGCCACTGATACGGACTTCTTCCGAGAACAAGGCTCTGCTTTTTCCAAATACAAGTACCTGAAAGATAAAAGCCTGCGTCAGCAAATGCCTTTCTGAAATTTAAACCTTCTGTATCTGCGTGGAAAACATAGATACTTGCATCATCAGCCATAGCATTTTTCATACAAGAGAATGCATCGAAAAGAAACTGATAGAACTTATCACTTTCAAGATTATCATTCTTAATTTTCCCCGCACTGCCTTCGTAGTTTACATTGTACGGCGGGTCTGTAACAACGAGATTTGCTTTCTTGTCATTCATTAGAATCGTGTAGGACTCTTCTTTAGTACTGTCACCGCAAAGTAGTCTGTGATTTCCAAGTAACCAGAGGTCACCGTTTTTTGTGATTGTAGGATTTTTGAGTTCTTCTTCAACATCAAAATCATCTTCTTTTGCGTCATCGGCAGTATCAAAAAATCCCGCAAGCTCGGTTTCGTCAAATCCGGTCAGGTTCAAATCAAAATCAGCACCTTGCAGTGATTCAATTTCTACCTTCAAAAGTTCCTCGTCCCAGTCGGCATCAAGGGCCATTCTGTTGTCGGCAAGTATGTATGCTTTCTTTTGTGCATCGGTAAGGTAGTCTACAAATACACAAGGTACTTTATCAATGCCCTCTTCTTTTGATGCCATAATTCTGCCGTGACCGGCAATGACATTATAATCTCTGTCAATTATTACGGGGTTGATAAAGCCAAATTCTCTGATTGATGCTCTCAGCTTGTTGATTTGCTCCTTTGAATGTGTCCTTGCGTTATTCACATACGGAATCAGCTTGTCTATGTCAACAAGGTTCATCTCCGATACTCTATTCATATTGCATTTTCCTTTCCTCCATCAAAGCACAAAAGCCTTTCTTTGCTCCTGCTATGTCACCGTGAAGTGCCTGTCCTCTCAAGGTTAAAAGTTCCTGCCTTTTCAGCCTGTGTTTATATCTTTTAAGTGTTTTTAAAAATTGTGCCAATTCGTTCTGTTTGTTCATCATTTTATCTTCCTTCTGAGCAAAAGCTCCATAGTATCGTTCGGGTTATCCTCAAACGGAACCGTGCAGTTTTGCTTTACAATATCGTAAATCTCATACCATATGAGGTTTGCACTTTTCTGATACTGCTGACTCATCTGTACGAATGGCGATGAGATTACTCCGCCCGTGGTCGGGTGCTTTCCAAGCAAGCCGTAGGTGCTCGTTGCCTCCTCACACTGAATGTATCTTGCAAATGCCTGAGCATACGCTTCAATCAATCTCGGATTGACAAGCCGTTCACAACCACGCTCTTTAAGCCACAACCAAGTTTCCTTGTATATCTCATCTGCTCCGAGAGGCACTCCGTTCTTCTGCTTTGCCGAAAGATAGTCTGCTGGTTTTGGCATATCCGCACCTTCAACAACTGCACCCTCAGGTAGGTCAACGGCCTCAAGTTCCGCACTCGTAAGCACGGGTATATCGTTTTCCATTAGCCGAACAGCCTGACCTTTTTGCAATTTTTCTGCCACGGACATTGGCTTGTCACCGGCCCGAACTCGTCTGCCGCCTCTGTTTGTACCGTCCTTTGCCATATAAAATCACCTTCTTTCACAATTTTTAATACCCCGTTTGAACTGCCGTTTTTGTGCGTGACACCCTCCGCCGTTGTCCGTCATACGCCTCTCAGAGATTTTGATACCCCCTCCATTTGCTGAAAATTGACAAATAAAAACTCAAATGGTAGAATAAATAAAAAAGTTGGTATACACTTTTGCTTTATTCCTTATGTTCGGATTTCCAATTGATGAAATAACACTCCTTTTAACATTTGTTCAAACAGCTATATCTGTTCTTGCTTATTTTGAAAGTGGTGAAAAGATTATGGAAAACAGAAACAACACGGTTTGGTGCGGTACACGCGGAGTGATCAAGTATGTCTGCGAAATTCGCTGGGATAAACAAAAGTGTTACAAGCGTGCTGCGATAGGTTCGAATCCTGTCCGCTCCGCCATATTTTAGGACTACCTTCACGCGGGTAGTCCTTTTTTTATCTGTCTCCAAGGTCGTGGTGAATTTTATTGTGGCAGGACTGGCAAAGGCTCATTAGATTATCTGTACTATGTGTACCGCCTTTTGAGAGCGGGATGATATGGTGAACCTCCTCGGCAGGTGTTGTTTTTCCCTGTTTGAGGCACTGCTCACACAACGGATGTGCCTGCACATAGCGGTCACGAATTTTTTTCCACGCTCTGCCGTACTTCTTGTTGACATCAACCGCTCGTGTGAATCGGTTGTACTGCTTTGCAATCAGCCTTTGATGTTCCTCACAATACCGCCAGTTTGTAAGTTTTGGACAGTTTGGATATGCACAACCCTGCTTTGGTTTATGTGGCATAAACTCCTCCTTTTTGGCATAAGAAAAGCCCTGCAAATTTCTCTGCAAGGCTTTCAAAGTCTATTTCACTGTTTATATTATAGCAGATGAGCATACTGTAATTCTATGGAATTTACTGTCAACTTTCGGGAATTACAACACTTTTTAATGCGTTTTTTCTTATCTTGAACACATTGTCAATACTGCAATTCATCTGTACCGCTATTTCTTCCCAGGTTTTAAAGCACAAATATCTCAATTCAAGAATTATCTGATACTCCGGATTCTGTACGGATTTTATTGTTCTCACAATATCTCGCTTTAAATCAACAAGGCTGTCGATGTCCCTGTTTATTTCTTCCTGCAAATCAACAATTTTTACAACAGTATCCTCAAGTCGAGAGTTACTGATACTTTGGCTTTTTGGCATATCCGATAATGTAGATGTGCATTTTGTTGCAAGAAGATTAAGTGATTTAAGCTGTTCAATTTTTGAATCTATCCTTTTGTCAAGTCTGTATGCCTGACTTAAATATTCCTTTGCCGTCATTTTATACCTCCAAATCTGCCCTTACGGCATCAATCAAATCCGCCTGCGTTTTATTCTTTTTCTGCAAGACTTTCAAAATTTGTTCATCAATCGTGCCTTTTGTGATTATGTGCTGAATAACAACAGTGTTTTTCTGTCCCTGTCGATACAGTCTTGCGTTGGTTTGCTGATACAGCTCAAGTGACCATGTAAGGCCAAACCACACAAGAGTTGAACCCCCGTTTTGAAGATTAAGTCCGTGTCCGGCACTTGCAGGGTGAATGAGTGCAACGGGAATTTTGCCATCGTTCCAATCGGAAATATCCTCACTTGTTTTGATTTCACGAACAGAAAAACTGCTCTTTATCCGTTCCAAATCGTGTCTGTACCAATACGCAATAAGCAGAGGTTTGCCGTTCATACTCTCAATTATATCCTCAAGTGCTTCAAGCTTTCGGTCGTGAATTTCAACTATATTCTGCTCGTCATCGTAAATTGCACCGTTTGAAAGCTGGCATAGCTTGTTTGAAAGGGAGGCGGCATTAGATGCGGTAATTTCTCCGTCAGTGATTTCAAGGACCAAGCTTTTCGTCATTTCATCGTACTGATTCTTTTCGCTGTTGGAGAGTTCAACAACATAGTTGCTTGTTAAAAGCTCAGGCATTTTCAGATATTCATTTGCTTTCATAGAAACCGTGATGTCTGATATTTTTTCGTAGATGGCATTCTCGGCATTTGGCAGAGGCTTATATGAATACACAATCGGACCATTCATCTTGTCGGGTTTGAAATATGTGTTCCTGTACTGCCCGATAAAATAACCGAGCCGTTTGCCCATATCAAGAATTTTAAATTCAGCGAACAAATCCATAAGTCCGTTTGATGAGGGAGTACCTGTCAGGCCGACAATTCTCTTTACAAGCGGTCGCACCTTCATAAGACTTTTGAAACGCTTTGACTGATGATTTTTAAACGAACTGAGCTCGTCAATAACAACCATATCAAAGTCAAATTTATATCCGCTTTTATTCACAAGCCAGTCAACATTTTCTCGGTTGATTATGTAGATGTCAGTTTGTTCATTGAGTGCTGAAAGTCGTTCATTTTCATTGCCGATTATCAGTGAATAAGTGAGAGTGCTTAAATGCTCCCACTTTTTTATCTCATCAGTCCATGTGTTTTTTGCAACCCTGAGCGGTGCGATTACAAGCACCTTGCACACCTCAAAGCTGTCAAAAAGGAGATTGCGAATTGCAGTCAATGTAATTGAGGTCTTGCCAAGTCCCATATCAATCAGCAGTGCTGAAATCGGATGAGTTTCAATATATCTGATTGCATATTCCTGATAGCTATGTGGCTTGTATTTCATCAATCATTCCTCCAATCTGCTCTACATCGTCAATCACATAAACCTTGAATCCCAATCGTTTCAGCATCTTATACCGTGCAAGCTGGAGTGCTCTCGGCTTTTGGCCGTTAGCTTTCAGTTCCACCATGCCAAAATGACCGTTTGGTAAAAATATCAATCTGTCAGGCATACCGTTAAATGAGGGACATACCCATTTCAGACAGATACCTCCATCTATCTTCACTTTTTTTACTAATATTCTTTCAATTTCACTTTCACGCATTTTTACACCTCAATTCAAGGTGTGACAGGGTACGACTGTCATTTCCTATACTTATATATAAAGCTTATTTTTTTATTCTATAAGAAAAGGATAGTAAATAGCCGTCATAAACTGTCACACCTACTGTCATTAGTCCTCTTCCATAAAGTCTGTCTTGAGTTTTAAGCCTTTGATGTATCTGCCGTTCCTGTCACGAAATTTTTCAAAACCCACGGTTTCAAGAGCAGTATAGAAATCCGTTGTACTGCGGATATATTCACCCATTTGAGTACAGAAAATTCTGTATTCGTTATATACCTCTCCCGACTTTGCAATGTATGATGAGTCAATTTCACAGCGTTCGCTCAAAAAATATGAGAGCCAATCGTTGCTGTCCCTGTAATGCTCAATTGCATCACAGACCTTTTGCGGAGGAGTGATTTTGTAATTATCTTTAATCACCTTTTTTGATCCCTCAATAACCCAACTGAGAATTGCACCGCCGGCATGCTCAAAAAGATAGTCCGCATAGTTCTTAATATCAGCATTACCCTCAATTGTTGCATCAAACGGAATTACAATAAGTCTTCTCCATGTACCTTTGTCGATAGCACCGACTTTCGGCAGGTGGTTGGTATACAGCACAAGAGTATGAGTAGGAGTATATGAGAAAGGGTCTTTGTATTTCTTTTCTGCATAGATTTCATCGGTGGAGCAGAGCTGTTTAACATTTGCCGTGTTAAGCCTCATACCTTCCTCAAGTTCAGATGCAATTAACATTCGTTTGCCTTTTGCCTCTGCAAGCTCAGGTTTAACATTTCTTCTGCACCCGACTGTAAGCATATCCGCAGAGATGTTGCCTGAATATGTACCCAGAACCCTTGCTATGACATTCCAAAATGTACTTTTACCGTTTTTGCCTTCACCATATGCAATGATGAGAGCCTCAACATATACCTTGCCGATTGCAGAAAGACCAACCATTCTCTGAACATAGTCAATAAGGGTATCGTCACCCAAAAAGAAAGTATCAAGTGCGGATTTCCATATATCCATACCGTCATCTGACGGATTAACGGTTGTCTGTTTCGTAATTAGATGTTCGGGATTATGTTCGATTGCAAGGTCAAGTCCGTGTCTGAGGTCATATGTACAGCTTGGTGTATTCAGCAAAAATTCGTCTGCATCCAGATATCTTTGTTCAACTTCAAGCATAGGTCGAGCCTCCTTGAGCGTTGCGGAAATACACTTTGTATCTCTGCGTTTGACAGCATATTTCTTGTAATTCAGGGCATTGTCATACATCTCATATGTGTGTGTCTGCTCCTTGTTAAACATCTGCAAAGCTTTCTTTGCACCAACAGATACAATTATCTCCATACCACCATTTTTGACGAGCTTATCCATGGCTTTTTTTATTTCGGTTTCAGACTCAGCAAGCTGTCTTTCGGTCAAATCTTGAGAAACGCCTTGAGCCTTTGGTTTCGATTCCTCCCAAAAACTTCCGTTGTAGACCATATAGTCGGTAGATGGGGAATAGGAGAGAATATTTTTATACTCCCGTGCAAGAACAGTAGCTTGTCCTACATCTGAGAAATCTTCAGGTTTTAGTTTGCAGTCAGAGTTATATTCCTCGGGTGGAATGTATCCTTCTTGGTTTGACACCTTGTTACCGAACCTTGATGCACTTCGCCATATCACCTTAAGTTCGCTTTCAGGGAGTGGTGGATTACAGAGTTCTGCCTTCTTAAGGAAAATCTGATAAGTTTCTTCTGTATTTCCATATCTCTTGATAATCTTTCCGGCAATGTGGCTCATGGTACTGTTACGCTGACCTTCTAGTACTTGCTCAAGACTTACATCGAAGTCAGCAAAGTCATCCTCTTCCAGATAATCAAGAATGGTTTTATTCCCTTCATAGAACTCCACTTCATCAGAGTCATTTCCATAAAGGAAACGAGCCGAATCAAGTGCGTTGGTATCGTAATAAGGAAAAGCAACGGCAATCCTGCGTTTCATATCTGCATACTCCTGCTCATCCGATACAATCTCAATAGGGAAGAAGATATGAAATCTTGGTCTAGCAGACTTATTTCCCTTTGGAAGGTTGTGGTGTCTGCTATACGATACAGCAAAAGCAACACCCGGTATTTCAAGTGCTATATCAAGAGGAGTTACCCATTCAT